TAGGTTTCTTAGGTTAAATCCTAATGATTGTAGTACTATACACATACTATGTTATAAAGATACAATTGATGAACAGTGGGTTAAATCTGCGTTAAGTGGATTTAGACAAGACAAAATTATGTACGTATGATTGAACAAATTAGTGTAGACTTAACAAAATTATATACTAATAAGCTTAAAATTGAGGATTGGTTCGTATTATTTTGTTTAGTTCACAATGAAGAAGAAATGTTAATGAAGTATATTTCTACCACAGGTAGAATAGAAACATTAATATTTCAAAGATTAAGAGATTCTGGATTTATTATCTTGAAAGATGAATCAAATATTCTATTTAATGAGATTAAAGTAACAGACCAGGCTAAAAATTTATTTAATGTTTCAGATAATAAAGAATTTGAAATACTATTTAAAGAACTACTGTCTACTTATCCAAAATCTGTTAAAAGAATTACTGGTGGTACTAGACCACTACATAATGATCTACAACGATGTAAAAAATTATATAAATCGACGATAGTGAGTATTGGTTTGGTTAATAAAGAATTACATAAGAAGATATTATTATGTGTGCAAAAATATCACAGAGACCATCTTAAAGATAATAAACAAGAATTTATGCAATTATTAGCTACTTACCTTTCTCAAAGAACTTGGGAACAATATCTTGATGAAGTTACTAATCTTGAAGTATTACCTAAACCAAACACAGACTATGACGCAATTTAAACAGAGGATAGAACAGGGTTTATCAGGTGAATATACAGGATTAGCTAATGGATTTGACAGAATTAATAAGTATATTTATAATATACAAAGAGGTTGCTACACTTTAATCGGTGGTTTAAGTGGATCTAGTAAGACGACACTTTGTGATTTTATATTACTAAATGGTTTACAAGATGCTCAGGCAAAAGGTATCCCATTTAATGTAACTTATTACTCTTGGGAGATTGATGAAGTAAGTAAAAAAGCCAATTGGTTATCTGTACTAATCTATAATAAGTATGACAGAGTTATCTCTCCTCAGACTATTAAGGGATTAGGTGATTCTAGGTTAACTGAAGAAGAACAAGAAATAGTTTATGATACATTACCTGAATTAGAAGAACTATTTTCAAAGATTACTTGGCATTGGACACCGGTTAATCCTACTGGATTGTACTCTGAGTGGTGGAAAACAATGTCAGATAAAGGTAAGTTTACAACTATACCTTATATTGATGATGATGGTAATCCTAAAGACAGAATAACAGGTTGGACAGCTTATAATAAAGAAGAATATAATATTGTAGTATTAGATCACTTAGCTTTAGGTAAGATAGAAAGAGGGTTTACACTTAAACAGAATATTGATAAAATATCTGAATACATTGTAGGATGTAGAAATATGTTTAATATGACATTCTATATTGTGGCCCAATTTAATCAAGGGTTTCATAAAAAAATCACAAATTAATTTGTGTATGTTAAAGTTATTTCGTATATTTAAATATGACAGGAATATACAAAATAACAAATTTAGTAACAAACAAAGTTTATATTGGTAGTGCAATAAATATAGATAGTAGAATTAAAGCACATATTAGTAAATTAAAAGGTAACTTACACATTAACAAACACTTACAATCTTCATATAATAAGTATGGAGAGAATAATTTCAAGTTTGAATTAATAAGAGAAGTTTCTAATAATATACTGAGAAGAGCTGAACAATTTTATATTAATAAATACCAATCAATAAATCCAAAATACGGATATAATAAGGCCACTGTTGTCTCAAATACTTGGGACGATATAGAAAAACCTATTATATTAAAAGATAAAATCTATTTTGGATGTTATAATAAACAAGGTAAGTTAGTAAAAGTTTTTAAAACAATAGACGAGGTAAAAACTTTTTTAAATGTTAAAAAGTGTACAAGGGTTTATGAGTCTTGTAATAGTAATTTAACAAAAACAGCATATAATTATTATTGGATAAGATTAGATATGGCAATATTTAAATTTCAAAATAAATTAAATGTTTTTAAAAGAAAAGGTAGGCATCGTGAATTATTGCAATATGATTTAGAAGGTAACTTTATTAAAAAATGGGATTGTGCAACTGATGTTGCGGTTTTTTTTAATGTACACCCAAGTAATATTACAAAATGTTTAAAAACAAATAACATATACAGAAATAATAAGTGGTTTTACTCGGCCCCCTAGTATGGTAACATACTTTGAATAACCCAGAATATCGGTGGACATCCTGAAGAGGACAATACCGAGAGATAGATTAATTGTGAAATTAATAAGCTCGTAACGACTACCAATGGGTATCCTATAGTCTATAGGATAATGGTATAGTCTGCTCTGCAAGTATAACAAAATAAGTTGCAGTTAACATAACATGTGAGTAGTGTTGAACGATTAAAGTTTAAAGGTGCAGATATTTCTCCACAACAAACTGATTTCAAAGACTCAACTTCTCCTTACCAAGATGCTGATATAGTAATGGGTTTAATGAATGCCTATAAAATGGATTTAGAAACCAACTTAAATTACAATATTAAAGTAGATGGATTTCCTTATAATTTAAAAGGTAAATACAGACTTCTTAAGGTAATTAAAAATAGATTAGGTCAAGACAATATATCTATTGGTTTATATACCAAACCTGAAGCTGGTTACTTTGAAGAATTACCTAAAGAAATGACATCAGAAGATTACACAAGATACTTAAACAAATAACATGGGAAGAATAGTATTAGTTATTGGAGAACCTGGTTCCGGGAAGTCAAGAGGTATATTAAATTTAGATGAGAATACAACTCTATTAATTAAACCTAATAGAAAAGAACTACCTTTTAGAGGTGGTGCTGTGAAATACAGTGTAGATAAAGGCAATGTAGTTAATTGTAGTACTTTTCCTGAGCTTAAAGTTATTTTAACTAAAGCTAATGCAGGTACTAAGTTTAAAACTATTGTCATAGAAGATTTTACTCACTTTTTAACTAGTAGAGTTATGGCAGACTCTAAGATTAATGGGTTCTACTAAAATTGAAGCTCAGGATAAACCTATTTAACTGACTGGAAACTCCTTAGAGTCTTACACACTCCCTACAACAGTAATGATTGTAGTATAGTAAAAGAGGTAAGAATTGGACAATCAGCAGCCAAGCATCTTTATGAGATGAAGGTTCAACGACTATCGAAACACATATTTGTGAAAATATGAATGGAGTAGAGTAGATAAATTTTAGTCGAAAATTTGTCGAAAAGGTAGGTTATTATCGTATCTTTGTAATAAAATAAATAATATGAGAAGAATTAATGGTAAATTAACAAAAGAATATAGAGCTTGGAAAAATATGAAAGCTAGATGTTATTCTACATGTAATAAAAATCACGGTAAATATTATGAAAATAATATTCAAGTTTGTGATAGGTGGAAGAATTCTTTTGAAGACTTTTTACAAGATATGGGAAAAGCTCCTGAAAATCATTCTTTAGACAGAATTGATAATTTAGGAAACTATGAACCAGGTAATTGTAAGTGGTCTACAAATAAACAACAATGTATGAATAGGGGAGAGTTTAATTTACTTTATACATATAATGGAGAAACAAAAATACTTTCTGAATGGGCTGAATTATATAATTTAGATTATAATAATTTACATAAAAGAATATTTAGAAGTAATATGAGTTTTGAAGAAGCTATTGTTTATAACAATTTAAAATTAATTTTTTATAAAGGAGAATTTAAAACTGCTCAAGAATGGAGTAAATTATTAAATATACCTTTAAGTATTATTTACGATAGAAAATCAAGAGGTTGGACATCTGAAAGAATGTTTGAACAACCTATTGGTGCAAAGAAAAAGATAATAAAAGATATAGTCTGACGTATAGTGAAAGTTATACGATATTTGTTCAAAAGTGGTCAGATTTAGCTCTTGATGTATTTCAAGGGTTGATTAAAATAGAAGAACAATTGCGTGATGATTTAAATGTTATAGTGATTGGACATACAGAAAGAAATACTGATGTGAATGGTAATAGTGTTATTACTTTACAAACAGTAGGGAAGTTATTAGATAATCAAATCAAAATACCTTCATACTTTACTTATGTCCTTCACACTGATGTGAAAGAAGTGAATGGAAAAATGGAATATTCATTATTAACTAATAGTGATGGTCTTAGATTAGCTAAATCACCTGAGGGTTGTTTAGATAAATTTGAACCAAATGATTATAAGTTAATCTTGGATAAAATAGCAAAATATCAGTTAGGAGAGTAATTCCCTCCTATAAATTAAATCATTAACAATTAAAATAAATAAATTATGTTCAATTTTGAAAACGCAGAAGTATCTAAAGGTAATTACAAAGAAACTATTAAACCAGGAATTAGTATTGTTAAAGTAACAGCTATTACTAATGGTGTAAGTACTCAAAAACAAACTCCTTATTTAGAGTTTACAGTTGAAGATTCTCATGGAGCAGAATTAAAACAACAGTATTACTTGAGTACAGTAGTTAATCCAGGTAAACAAAAATCTGCTTGGGATATTTCTAAGAATGCAATATTAGCTTTAGTTGCTGCATCTAACTCTTTAGATGAAACTACAGCTAAGACTAAGATGCCTAATGCTAAAACTGCTGAAGAATTAGCTCAAAAACTTGCTATTTTATTAACAGGTAAAGAATTCAGATTAAAAGTAATTGGTGAAGAGAAAGTTTCTCAAAAAGGAACTAAATATGTAGCTTCATCTTTTAGTAATGGTGTATTCTGTGAATCAAAACAAGTTGCTGAATCAGATTCTAAGTTATTCTTTAGTGCTGAGAAAAACATTAAGAAGTTAGCTATTGAACCAGCTACAACAGATACTACTTTTAGTAGCCCTGCTGCTGACTCAGTTACATTTTAATAAATATTAAGTAAGAGGTGCTTAAAGTGATGGTAACTTGACCTTAACACAAGTTATAGCTGCTGGTTCTTAGGTTTTACAAAAGAACTCATTGGGAATACGTTTGGAAAACCATCCTCTCCCCAAGTAAATGGTTGAAGGGTTTACGTCTGGTAAGACAGTAATTGGTTACTCAAATAGCAGGAAACCAGCTAAAATCTAGTCTTTACAGTAATCTCATGTAGAGCAATTAATAATTAAGTAATAATGGGTGCTAAAGAGGATTAGCTTAAATCGAGCAGAGGGTTCAGCCTATTATTACTTTATAAAAAATTAAATTATGGAGCACTATATAGATTACAAAGCAACAGTTTGGTTTAGAATTCCTGTTAAAAAAGAAGATTTAGAATTAGTAACTAATAAACTTGTTAATGGTACAACACCTGCAGAGTTATATGACGATATAGATTTGGAACTAGGTCAGTGTGAACCTTTATATGATACTGAAGAATTTATATCACCTAATGAAAATGATAGTCAAAATACTATTGAAATCTTTAGTGATACTCAATTAATTTGGTATAATACATAATAATATGTTCAATTTTGATAGTGCAAGTTTACAGATAAATAAAGATGAAATACTTAAATACATTACAGAGTTACAAATATTAGAAAGATATTGTAGTAATTATAAATCAATAGACACTAGTTTTAAATCAGAGTTTTACTCAGATAAAAATGGTAGTTGTAGAATTATAATTAGTGCTTCAGGAATACCTTATTACAAAGATTATGGAAATGGAGATTACTTTCTAGCATTTGATTATGTAAGTAGAAAGTATGGATCTAGTTATCATGAAACGTGTAATATCATAGCTAATGATTTTGGATTAAAGAGAACTAATTTGAGTGTAACACCTCAATTACTATTAACCAATGATTCTCCTAAGTTAGTTAAAGTTAAATCTAATATTCAAGTAATTGTTAAACCATTTAGTTTAATAGATTATGAGTATTGGATGCAATATGGTATATCTTTACAAACATTGCAATTTTTTAATGTTAAAGCTTGTAGTCATGTTTATCTAAATAAAGGAGATAAACATTATGTATTTGAGTATAAAAATAGTAATCCTTTATATTCTTATAAATTCTTTAAAAATAATATGGAATATTTTAAAATCTATAATCCTTATTCTATTACTAAAGAAGGTAAGTGGTTAAGTAATGTAGGTAGTGATTGTTTGCAGGGATACGATCAATTACCAGAAACAGGAGATTTACTTATTATTACAAAAAGTTTAAAAGACGTTTTATGTTTTTATGAAATGGGTATATCGGCAGTAGGTTTACAAGCTGAAACTAATAAGATGAGTAAGAAATCATTTGATGAATTATCTAAAAGATTTAAAAGACTAGTTTTATTGCTAGATAATGATGACCAAGGATATACTTCAACTTGTGAATTCTTATTAACTTATGATATAGAGTTCTTCTTTATACCTAATGAAAAAGATATTAGTGATTACATTAAAAAGTATAACTTAGAAAAAGCTAAAAAATTAATTAAAAAGAAGTTATTATGATACCTGATGATGAAGATATTTTCCTACAAACTTTAAAATATGTGGGATATTCTATTTTAATTACAGCAATAATTGTAATAGGTATTTTAACATGTATAATAAAATGATTAACTTAAACTTTACACAATTTTGTGATAAGTATTCTCCAATAAAGAATACTATTGAGAAAGATACTCCTGTAGATGGATTTCTATTCTTAGATAAAGACCAACTTAGAGATGTTCCTTTAGAAAGAATATGGTCATTAATTGATGATTCACTAAATGATGATATGTACATTACTAATGGTGCTAGAGTAATTAATGCTTTAGGCTGGTTAGTAACTAGAGAATCATGGGAATTAGATGAATTAACTGAAGTTAGATTAGCAGAATCTGATATTAAAAAAGATGAAGATGGAGAAAATTAAGGTAAGTTTTGAACCAAGTTCGATATGGAATAACGAAGATTTTAGACAATTAATTAAAGGTATAAAAGAGAATGATTATTCTTCTAAAGGATTTGAATTTGAATTATGGATTATCACTACAAATGATAGTTTAATTTATATCAATGCAATTGCTAGTCAATTTGATATTCCAACAGATAGAGTTCAAATGGCATTAAATGACTCTACTAAAGTAGGATTAATAGTAGCTAATAGTGATATTCATTTTGATGGTGAACAATCTATTATTAGTACTTTAAAACCTAATACTACAATTGATGCTGTAGGTATATTAGTAGATAGAAAGATAGATTATCCAGGTATGGGATTAAAGTATATTAAAAACTTTGATACTTGGACTACTGCTATTATGAGAGAAAGAAATGGTGATGAGAAGAAAGTTTGTTAAGAAAGCTAAAGCTACCCCAAAACCAAAGAAGAAAGCTGTTCCTCATGGTGTACCAACAGTACATGATGGTGTTCAACTAAGATCTGGATTAGAAAAAGCATGTTATCAGGCCTTACAGAAAGCCAATATAACACACTTTAACTATGAAGATGATGTATTTGAACTACAAAGTAAATTTACAGCTTCAGGAGTCAGTTATCAGCTTTATAAAAGAATGATGACTTATGATGAAGCTCAAGCTTTAGGAATTAATGCTAGATTTAAAGATAAGAAGAAAGCTAAGTATGTGTATCAATTTGGTGAAGTAACTAATAATCTTAGAGCAATAACTATTAAACCTGATTTTAGTTGTTTAGATAAAGATACTAAGACTGGTTGGATCATTGAAACTAAGGGATCCTACACAGAAGAATATCTTCTTAAACTTAGATTGTTTAAATATTGGTGGACTATAAATGGTTGGAATATAGATTACTTTGCTCCTAATAACTTAACTAATGTAAACAAGTGTGTTAAACTAATTAAAACTAAATATTATGGATTATAGAGAAAAGTATAAAATGGTTAAGAAATTATTAATTATCAACATGATAGCATTATGTATTGCATTAATTTACATAACTACTAAAAATGATGATAAATTAACCTTACCAAAACCTACAAATACAATAGACACTATTAAAATTGAAGGTTTTAGTGAAGCTAAACTAATAGAATTTATGGATATTTTAGAAATAGAATATCCATCTATTGTATTAGCTCAAGCTAAACATGAAACAGGTAATTACACATCTAATAGATTTATAAAATATAATGCTTTGTTTGGATTTCAAACATCTGATACAAGTATTATTAAGTATAAATCTTGGAAAGAATCAGTAATTGCTTATAAATGTTGGCAGATGAAAAGACTTAAACCTGATGAAAATTACTATGACTTTCTAGTTAGAGTTAAGTATTCTCAAGATTCAAGTTATATTAACAAGTTAAAACAATATTAGTATGCCTAAAGTAGATTATAAAGACCTAGAAGAGGTTACAAAGTTTTTAGATAAATTAGTTAAAGAAAATGTATCTGAAGGTATTAAAACAATATCTAATAACTTATCTAAAATGATCAAAGATAAATACACTGAAATAAAACCTGATTATGATAGGACTAATTGATGCAGATCATATACCATACATAGTATGTTATAACAAAGCAGGGGAACCTGAGAAAACTCTGGAAGAAGCTATTCATTCTGCAAATAGTTATCTTTCAGGGTTAATCAATGGTACTAAGATAGATGAATTTCATTTGTACTTCACAATTGGAACTAATTTTCGTTATCAGATTTATCCTGAATACAAAGCTAATAGAAAGAATAATGAGAAACCACCTTTCTTTAATGAAGTAAGAGATTATCTAATTAATGAGTATTGTGGAATTTATAAAGCTAATTTAGAAGCTGATGACGTACTTAATATTTATAAAAATAAGTACATTAAAGAACAAGTAAGTTATATTGTAATATCTACTGATAAAGATATTAATAACTTAGTTGGACTAAACTACGATATTAAAAACAATGTTGCAAGACTAGTGGATCAAGAATTTGCTGATCAATATTTTTGGGGATCTATAATAACCGGAGATACAGCAGATCATATTAAAGGTGTTCCTGGTAAAGGTCCTGCTTTTATTAAAAAGTTATGGGAAAGTACTAAGGATATAAATTTATTTAAAAGTAAAGTAATTTGTGAATACATAAACTATTTTGGTGAAGAATTAGGAATTGAAGAATTTTATAAAAACTATAAATGTCTAAAAATTAAAGACTCATACGAAGGTATGGAGTTTATTACACCAATTAAAAGTACTGAAGTTTATGCAAAAACGCTTGGAATGGCTGAATAATTTTGGCTATATAGAAAATAGTTCTGTAAGAAGAACTAGGACGACTTTGTTTTTAATGCCTTTAATAGGTATATCAGAAACAAAAATTATGGAGCATCATCCTAAGATGTTCATTAACGCACATATTAAAAATATTATTGATAAAGAAGTTGTTGTAGTATTAAATAAATTAGATTTTACAGAAGAATCTATTACATTTATTTTATTACAAAACTTAAATGAAAACTTTATTGAATGTATAGAAGATGATGAAGAGTATTTATTATATTATAAAATACCTCAACATTTCTATGAAGATTTTGACAAGATTATTGAAGGTAAGTATTCTAAAACATCAGATGGATATAAGAGTGTAATACTTAATATCTATGGTGTTGAAAGAAATACTAAAGACCATAAACCATATATGCATGACTGTTTATATCCTGATGATATTAAACGTAAGCTTTATGCAAATTACTTAAATGTAGATGTAAATCTAATAGATGAAGTATCTAGTAGACCACGTTTAAAAGAATATGAATTATTTAAAACAATTAATCAATTAAATGAAAATTATGAACTCTAGTGAAAGAATTGAACAATTAATTAAAGAGAAATCTAAAGATCGAATATTTCCCATATTGAACAAAGTTGACCGCTACTGGACTACTAATTCAGAGTTAACCTTTTGTGAAGTTATAAAAGCTTTAGGGATTGATGGTAATTTAGATGATTTAGACTTAACAAAAAGATTAGATGAACATATAGATGACAACAACATTAAATAAATATACAATAGATGATTTTATTAAATTAAAACCAATTATATATGAATATTGTGTAAATTTAACTCAAAAGAAAACTTCAACCTCTTGGTTTAGAGATTTTGCTGATGCAAATGATTTATATCAAGAGGTTTTTCTTTATGTACATGATAACTATTTCAATAAACCTAAAGAAGAGATGGTAGAAGGTAAATTTATTCAGTTAATGAAGAATTGTACTTACTGGACATATCATAGAAGATTTACAACTAAAGGGCACAAACTATATCAAAGTTTAAATCGTATAGATGATTCACCTAAAGATTTATTTTTATTTGAACAATCTAGGTATGAATATGGTACAGGTTATATTAACTTTATAGAAACTATAGACTTTAAGTATTATACTAAAACATTAAATTCTATTGAGATTAAAGCCTTACTAATGTATTTAGAAGGGTATCCTATTAAAGAAATAGATCTTAAGTGTAATAAACGTAGAGGTTTTTTTGAGTATCTTGTTAGAAGAAAACTTTATAAGATTATTCAAAAAGATAAAATTAAACCTTCTAAGCCTATTAGTGGTAAAGTAGAGAAAAAAGTAACTTTAGAAGAGGATAATATAGCATTTTTAAGGTCTAAAATACCTTCATACGATAATGTTTTTAATTTTAAAAGGTCTAATGATAAATTTATTAAAATGTATTCACTATATTTACAAAGTGTTAGTTTAAAAGATATATCTGAAGAATTTAAAATACCAACTCAACAAATTAGTGTTGAGTTATATAGAATTAAACAAAAGATTAAAAAGTATGAGTAAAGAACTAATTCCTTTAGAGGAGAAAGTAGAGTATGTTAAACAAACTAATAAACCAACTAAACAATCTGAAGGTAAATTATTTTATGAAATAGATTGGGAGTTTATTGAAGGTATGGCCACTAGAATGGCTTTAAATAAACAAAACGGTAAGTATGATAGATTTGGATGGAGAGATAATGGTGTAGATATTAGTGAAATGAATCAAGCTCTAGTAAGGCATTTAATTGCTATACTAAAAGGTGAATTGCAAGATGATGAGCAACAATATTCACATTATTATGCTTTAGCATGTAACAGCATGTTAATAGTAAACTCTTTAAAATCTAAGAATGAAGTTAAATAAATTACAAAAACCAATTTACGATTGGATTTTATCAAATCCCGGATATTTAAAATGTAGTCCTAAAGTAGTATCTAAATATTATCCTAAGAAAGCTAATTCTAAAAATATTCAAATAGCATTAGAACAAGCTAGGGTAACTTGTAAACAAGCTAATATTAAACCTGTAATATCTTTACAGCAGATTAGAAATGGTGTAAATGTTGAGAAAAAAATTAAATTTACAAATGATTTACAGTTATCTAAACCTACAATTAGAG